GAGCAGCACCTCGATGGTACTCTGTCGCTTCTTCTCAGGCCTGACAGCCATCTTAGCGGCATCCTTCTGGCTGATGATAGAGCCCCGCGTGAACTTGCGCAGGGCTTTGCCATCATGCCTTTCGAATGCTCGCACCACTTTGTAGCGAGTCATCGTTACCGCCTTCAGGCTACCACGTTCTTCATGAACATACCAGCAGTTGCGGCCATAACCACCGGGCACCAGCACTGGAAGCCCTGGTAATAGGTGGTGTGGGTGTGCAGATCAGGCACCTGGGTCAGAGCAGTATCGAAGCCGCCCAGAGGTTCGTTGAAGGACAGGTTCATGCCCGCCAGGGTGGTCAGAGGTCCGGGGGAGGTCACGTATCCCAGCCAGATGTGCTTGCCGAAGATCCAATCCAGAGCGACGGTATCGCCCGGAGCGGCGGTGTTGTACATGGCCTTGGCTACCAGGATGTTATCAATGTCCAGAGCCTGGGCTATCATCTGCTCGTTGAGCTTGGTCGGCACCTTTTCGGCACCCTGTGGGTTCCTATAAAGGCTGATCAGCTGGTTGTTGATCCGCAGCTCTTCGTAGGCCTGTTCGCCTATGACCATCGTGTTGGGCAGCAGACCACAGGCCTTCTTGATAGCCAGCTTGGAATCCTTGAAGACACCCAGAGGGTCGCTGTCCGCGTCGTTGAACTGGCGAATGGTCTCGCCTGTGGTAATATCGCCGGGAGACCAGGTCTCACCGCTGGACACGCCAGTGACATCGATTCCCCAAACAGACTCCTTGAAGTAGTTGTTGGCGATGATCAGCTCCTTATTCAACTGGAGCACGTCAGTAACCATGTTGGTTGTCGCCTGCTCGATGGGGTAGCCCTGGTCGGCCACGTAGGGGATATCGGCCATGAGGGGCATCTCGAAGGCATACCTGCGGCACACATACGAGCCGGGGGTATCTACCTTGAGTTCTCCCTGGGGCGGGATGCTGCCGGGCCTCCACTCACCCGCCTTGTTGGTAAAGTGATTCTCCATAGCCCACTTGGGATAGAGACCGGCTATCTGGTTCACCGATATCATAGGGAACCACTGGTCTGCCACAAAGTTTGAGGGCTCCTGCCTGTAGGCGAGAGACCACTCCGACTCCAGCCGGGCCACGTGGATCTGAGAATAGTCCAGGCCCTTGTTAACCACCTGCTGGGCCAGGGATGCTATAGTTTCTTTGTAATCCATGAATCATCACCTCAAATGTTCGCCTGGTACGTGAACAGTCTCACGGTAGCCGGGAGCCCCGCAGCAGCAGCGACTTCGCACTGTCCCACGATGATATCCTTGTTGGTGGGCGTGGCCTTGTCGCCGACCCCACCAGTTCCGACTTTCACCAGGTCACCTACTGCCAGACCACTGGATCCAGTCTTGACGAGGGCTTTACCCCTCCACTGGACCAGAGCGGTGATTGAGAAGTTGGTAGAGGTTGCCGTCTCGGTGGGCCGATTGCAGAGCACGCCTACTGGATGGCCGCTTGAGAATGCCTGTACTGTCCGGGCTCTTGTGGTGTCCAGCTGGACGAAACAGTACTCCAGAGCAGACATGTCACCGTCCGGATTGTAGGAGCTAATGTCTCCTGGTAGAGCTTCCCTGAAGGGGGCTGTCATGTCAGTCACTTCAGATCACCCCCATCTGGGCGCGCACAGTACCTGCCCTCTCCTCAGCCAGCACGGACTTAGCCAGAGCGCCATTCTCGCGGGTGGCTGCGGCTACCGCCAGAGCGTGGCGAACCTTTGGATCTGTGGGGCCGCTGCCGGACTTCTGGATTAGGCTCTCGTGCTTGGTTACCAGGGCTTCGAACTCGGCCATAGAGGTCCCAGGTGCGGGCCTGTCGCTACCCATCGGATGATAGAGCAGCTTGCCTGCCTCGGCCTTCATGGCGCTGGCGGACTTCAGAGTCTTGAGGATGGTCTTGCGGGCCTCGGTTGGCAGAGCTTCCAGGCTCTTCAGGATCTCAGCTCCCTCTTCAGGAGTTCCCAGGCCGGAGAAATCGGACTTGGCTATCTGCTCATACTCCTTCTTGCGGAGGATAGAGCGCAGCTCCTCGTTCTCCTTGCGGATCGGTTCGACTGCTTTCTGGACGATATCCAGCAGCTCAGCCTTGCTGACCAGAGCCCTAGCTCCGGCCTTGTCAGCCCTAGCGGGCTTGGTCGTGATCATATCTACACCTTTCTTGAATTTTTTGTCGAATTTGATAATAGCAACACGCGCCCCATTTGCGCCTTTGTGTACCCAGTCAACGCGGTCAATTTCCTCATCGGTCAGCTCAAAACGTTCGGCTTTGTGGACTTTACCAGATTTTGATACTCGGACGGTGCCGACAACGCCCTTGCCGATCGGTGTCCTGGTTCCGTGCCCCTGTCGACTGAGGCCGGTAATCTCCCCCGATTTGATCTTCTTCCAGATATGATCGTCCTCGATCTTGTGACCCTGATACCACGTGCCCTTTCTAAGGGTCTGATTACCAAGCCGGATCCCATCTTGCTGGGTGATGACATTCTCGATCACATAGGCATCAATCGGTGCCTCGTGATTGAATCCAACTCCGGGGCAGCACTGTTTTTGGAGTTTTTCCATGAAACGATGGGCAGATTTCTCAATTTCTTCTGCAGAAGATCGATCTCCTTGAAGATCGAAAATGCCGGGCTCGGCGACAACACAATACGCTTTGTGCTGTTCATTGTCAATCTTGACAATGGGCATGAACTTAGCCACGGGGTCCCTCTTGTCTTCCTCTTCATCTTCCTCTTCGTCCTCGTCTTCCTCGTCGCTCTTCAGGAACTCGGGGAGGTCTTCATCCTCTTCATCTTCGTCCTCTTCAGGCTCTTCGTCCTCGGCCTTCTCTGCCTCATGCTCTGCCAGGACTTCCCGGATGTCGTCTATGAGGTCACTGGTAGCCTCCTCTTCGGGCTCGGTTTCATCACCGAAAAGATCCTCTTCAGATATGCCGTCGTCTGGGTCAGCATCGGCCTCGATCTGCTCTTCTTCGCCTTCATCGGGGTCTGGTGTGTCCTCGGGCTCAGGCTCGTCTGATTCGCCTTCGTCATGCATCTCAAGCCACTGCTCAAGTGCTGCCTTGTGCTTGGATTCGTCTCGCTTGATGGCTTCCGCCATTTCTTTGAGCTGTGGGTCAGTGGCCATCTCGATCAGCTGGTCGATTTCATCTATGCCTTCGCCTTCACCGGCCAGTATGGCGCGAACGCGATCTAAATCGGAGCCTTTCTCCAGCTCCTCGTCTTCTATATATTCTTCTTCATCCATAGAATTACCTTCTAATCGGGGAACGTGGATGTCTCCGAAATCGATACCTTTGTTAATCATAAAAATCAGACTTTGCTGTATATTGCACCTTCAACCATCCGCAAAGCTTTATCGTACTTTTTGCCTTCGGGGTATGCGGGATTGCGGAACTTTGGATGCTTCTGTAGTGCTGATTGCATACTGCGAAGCTTACCCAAAGACAATTCTTTAAGATCCTTGAGTTTGAGCTTGGTTGCTTGATCTGCTAAGGATACTTTGGCTTTCGGCTTCTCCTCCGCTGTCGGCTTCTCGGGCTGCTGGGGCTTGCTCGTGTTCAGCCACCCGATCTTGTCCAATGCGCTGCCACCACTCAAGAGTGTCTGGATAGCACCGGACACTCGCCCCTGGCTAGCTGCTTCCGCACGCCTTTCCAGCTTCCTCTTCGTCTTGGATGGCTTCTTGGAGCTGCCTCCTGAGCCCGACGTCAACTACCCTACCCTGAAGGGTAGGGCTTGCGGCTGCGCAAAAAATCGCGCCACGATGGGCAGGTTGACTTCTACCCTTGCTCTGATGTTCAGAGCAGCAACGTTGTCTGCTGGACCAGAGAAGCCACAGCAGGTACAACAAAATTCGTCCCTTGTAGGACGGTTAGATTTGGAGATACAATGGCAGATAGGGCACTCTTGGGAAGTATAGGCGGGGTCGATGTAGACCAAAGGAACGCCAGCTATAGCGGCCTTATAGGTCACGAACTCTCTAAGCTGGTTGAAGCTCCAAGAACTGTGATTATGTCTCTGAGACTTTTGAACCGTTCTCACTGTCCTATTCCTAATCCCCTCAAGATCTTCGAGGGAGACCAGGGACAGAGTGTCTTTAGCCTTCGTAATCAGAGTCTTGGAAATGCAATGGTTAGTATCTCTAGCAAACCGTGCCATTTTGCCAGACAACTTCTTAAGATGCCTCTTAGCCGATTTGGTTCCAACGCTCTGGAGCTTTGCCTTAAGAGCATCAGATTTAGCTCTGACACTCTGAATTCTCTCACCAGAATGTACCTCTCCATCACTATCTACTGCCAGGTGCTTGATACCAACATCAACGCCGATAACTCCTCTAGGATCATAAGGGGTCTCTTCGGGGACCTCGACCACAACACAAAGATAGAAAACTCCTTTGACCAGTATCAAGTCAACCTGACCTCTAATCCGATCCATCCGAGCCTTCTGATATTCTCCGAACCGGGTGGGGATAACCTGCCTACCGTGGAGAGTAATCAAAGAAACCTTTTCAAGCCCTTTCCAGGAGAGGATGCGTTGATCATAGACAATAGCACCATCCAGCCGAAACTCGGGTTTGATGGACTTGTCTCTCTTGTAGGCCTCACAGACCTTGGAAATGGCCCTAACCGTAAGTTGGGAGGAAAGACCGAAATGTTCTCTAACAGGATAGTAAACCGTCTTATGGATCTCAACCTTGTTGGCACTATGCATAGCAAATACAGTCTCTGCTATTTGATTACAAGCCTCGTTAAACCTCTCCATTGTTTCGCAGAGCATCTTATGTTGCTCCGGGGAGGGATCGAGCTTTACCATCAAGGTTTGAAGCATCGCATTGAAGATAGTCTTCAGTGGATATATAGTTATCGTACGCAGCTCCTCCCCACCCTTAAGGATGGGGTCTCCGCTGCCGAGGTGTTAAGGTGAACTTGCCATCGTCTGCACGGGGGTGCTTCTGCTCAGCCCAATCCTCTTTCTTCAAACGGTGGTTGATACCGCCGACAAAGATGGTTCCTTCGGGGGCTTTGTGGTGCTTCTGTGCCTCTTCGAACCAATCAAGATTACGGAGGATAGACTTGAGGATGGGTATGCGCATGATCATGATTTTACCTCAGCAGTATCTTTCGGCTTCGCGGCCCATCTCTTTCAGAGCCTGCCAGTCATCCATCAATGCCCGACAGCGAGCTGCCATAGCCCGGTGGGCTTCGCGGGCTTCATAATCTTCTTCAGAAATCATGTTAAGTCGATCCGGGATAATCAATTGGCAAAATGTGATGAATGCAATTCGGATGCATGAGCCCCTCCTCTAATGCAGTGTCGAGCGCTGGGTACTCTTTTGACTTTCCTGATATGGACACAATCTTCCCCGCCCACTCGCGGCACACGCTGCAGGTGTTCGATCTGATCTCGCGGGATATCAGGACCAAATCCTCCTGCTGCTCGACTGCCCGGTTGATGGAGCCTTCGTTAAACGAGTTCCTAGCAGCTGTTATCGCCACCATCTGAATGTAATCTGCGATCCCCAGCTCTTTGCCGTCTATCGTCTTGTGGCCTATCACCCGGCCCCTCAGGCCAGTGTAATCGACCTTCTTGCCCGCCAGTGTTGCCTGAACTCTTCGCTTCTCCGATTCGGCTATGACCTCTTCTATGTGTCTGCCCAGCTGGGCATCCGTCTCTTTGAAACGGTTGAACTCTTGTGTGGCCATCGCCTGAGCCGCCTTAGCATGTGGCCCCTGTAGTGCCCCTGCCCGAGATCCCGCCAGGTAAAGCCCAGGTATAGAAGTTCCCAGCCAGGAGGCCGCATTCACCAGCAGCTCTCGCCGGATCCGGTCTGTGAGGGCCCTCAGCCTGTCCGGGTTGTCGAGGTTGCTGTCGATGGCCGCCTTGATCGCCTTCTCGCCTCGCTTGTAGAGCAGAGCGATGATAGCAGCGGTCTCTTTGATCCTCTTCCTGGGGTCCTCTTCCTTAGACTTGCTTCGGACCGCCTTCTCGATCTCTGACAGAGGGAGCTGGGACAGAAGGAAGGTCTCGGGCCTGCCTGCGGCGCGCCAGAGCTTGCGTCTCAGGTCTGGCAGGTCATAGCCCAATGCTCGGGCTCTGCGCCAGAATGTGGGGGTAAGCAGGTCGTATCTGGCTTGATCGGTGAGGTCCCCATCCGACAAGTAGCCGGTTGTGCGGATCAGAGAGAGGAGTTCGGTGTTCATATGATTTCGGTTACCTTCGCCACGACACGAGCGCTTAGATCAGGGCGGCTCATGTCATCACATCGCATCACGAGATGGTCTGCTAGGGATAGGACGTACTCTTTGCTTGACCATCTCACGGGGCAGTCCAGAAGCTCGATCAGTGCATCTACGCGCCTGTCGAGGTCGAGGGTGTAGCTGGGCATTTGGGCCTCTCAGTTGTAGCCGTCCACTGCGGCGGATGATGCCGTATATGGCCCTATGGCGCAATCGCAATCATCTTCATCTTCGCCACAAGTGCATCCAGCTGGGGCAACTGCCATCCGGGTCATAGAGCGGGCCAGACCGTCGAAGTACTCTTTCTGGGCCTGTTCGAAGGCGTTCTTGTAGCCCGACGCCCAGGTAATTTGCATAACTCGGTTCATGGGAATGGTGATGCAGGAATCCTCGCCTGTGACGCATTCCACGACGCCAGGACCCTGGCGGATCTCGCCACAGAGTACGGTCGGGACGGTGCCTCTGATGTGGAATTTGAGCCGCTCCCAGACCGTCTCGGGATAAGTCAGAACGTAAATCATGTTTCCCTCCGATTATTCAGAAATCCTCTGAAGTTGTAGTATTCGTATCCTACCAAGAACAGTAAGGCTTGGGGGATATCGCCGGTCTGGTAAAAACCAAAACCGATCATTCCGTTGCTGATCATCCAGACAGAGAACCCGATCTTCCGGGTGCGTCTGGTCGCACTGGATACCAGCCGGGCACCCATGAGCGATAGAACGACGATCAGCCAGGGATAGAGTTCCGAACATGCGAAGGCGGGTAACATGACGGCAAACTCCCATCGGACCGCTCGATTATGATATCCTCGATGGTGCCTTCGATCTTGGTAGGAACATATCTCTCAAAATCGACGATTCGTAGCGGTGATGCTATAACCTCTTCTTCTATAGGTTCATCACGAAGTTGCCCGTTTTCGTCTAATATGGTGTTGTACCTGAATACAATATTGGCGGAGCTGGCCGAAATTTCGAATCGTTGTGCGAGTATGTATTTGCCATCTACCCGGATACTTGACTCGTATATAGTCTCACCTAAGTGAATGTCCACTGCTGCCTTTCTCATGTCTACCACGAACCCTCGCATTTTGAACATACAAACGAATCGCGATACTTTTTCAGTTCCGCCACACTGTCCGGGTCAGGATCGAAAACTGGATACGATACTCGCCATCGCTCCCCACATTTCGTGCATTTGATAGACAACTGCATGGTCATTTGACTGCACCACCCAATATCGCATCTATTGCGCTCTGGCCATCCAGCAGGCTTGCTATGGGGCTGTCGCCATGCTCTTGCAGAGCGTCGTTCGTCTCCTGCTCGATATAGTCCGGGAGCCCCAGGTTCTTGACGATCGCATCACGGATCCCAGATTGTTTATCGAGAGGCCAGCCCGCTTTTTCGAATAACCCCAGGATAGCAACTATGTCCTGCGTGCTGAGTGGCACCAGCGGATCGTAAACGATCTTGGGTTTGGGTTTGCCCCGCCCGAACTCAAACTGTGGGTTAAGCCTGAATAGTTGTTTGACTGCCTGACTGTTTATTGACTCCTGGAAGGATGTGGCCGTGGCCGCGACCGCTAGTGTGAAGTTGTCGGTCTTGTCTCGTGATAAGGCCAGACTGCCAGTTCCACCCATCCCGAGGGCCTGGAACTCAGTCATGGTAGCGATCAGGATCGCTTTGGCTTCTGCCTCGATAGATGCCGTGATATGGCCGATGATGTCTGCGTTCTGTGAGGGCTGTAGGAACCCTATCTTGATCGTGGGGTTCCCATTCTGGTCCCAGACTTGGGGGGTGATGATCCACTTCTGGGCATCTGTTGTGATGTTGGTCAGGGTCTCGACCAGGCTATTATAAGAGGCTAGAGCGGATTCTGCTTCGGGGGTACTCGGATCTATGAATGGGGCATTGCAGATATTTCCCGGCACTTCTGCCCATGGAATGCCTGCGCCGCCTCTTTCCGCTGTTATGTTTCGCAAGTCCTCCATGAGGGACTTGGTCCGCCAGGACCTCCAGACCGGCCTGAGTATAGATCTACCTTCCGGGCTGTCCCTTCCCGGTTCAGCCCGAAGGTTCAGGATCTTCTCGATTGGAATGAACGTGGTGTGATAATCAGGCGCCGCGAGCTGGGTAAGACCAATCAGGCGAGTTACGTCTTCGGGATCGTAATCCCAATGAAACACCGTGTCCGGGCTCCTGAAAGAAAAGTTGGCCCAGCCAATGGCATTATCATCGTATTCCGAGGAGTATCTTTCATCATACTGCTCACCGTTCCTCTCCTTGAATATCTTTTCGAACGGCGCGAACCCGAACTGAAGTGTAGGCTTGGCAGCAGTCGCTATGAACGTTTGCCAGGAGTGCCACATGTCATTCATGCACTCTTCGAGGAACGCGGCGGACCCATTGTCCTTGTTCTCATCGACTACCGGGTCGACGTGCCAGGTCGTGCGGCGAATGAAGAGAGAATAGGCATTCAGAGCCGATCCAACGTACGCATCATTTGAACCCATCTGCTCATAGACGAGCCACAGGTTCCGGCCTTGCAGCTCTGGCAGGAAGTCTCGCCGGATCCAGCCCGGCATGAAGTAGGTAAGTCCTGACCTGCCGTACTCCTGGCGGTTGAGAGCCTTGGGGCTCTGGATAAATTTCGGGTAGATGCCGCCGTTGGGGGCTGCGGGAGGCTGAGTAGATTTTGGCATGAGAGGCTTCCTATTTGATGGGTATTTGATGGGATCTTGTGAGATAGAAATTTATACGGATTCGAACAGTTTACAGCATTCAGTGCATCTCCATTTAGCGCCGTCGCGGGTGATTATATGCTCGTGGTGTTTCGATCGACGATATTCAAACTCCAACCCTCGACGAATCCCCGATTCGACCGCCGTGCAGAATTTGCTGTCCTGTGTTGCTTTTTTATATACGAGTCCGAAATGCTTGGCGATATTCCATGGTGCGGTGAGGGGGTGTGTCCGGGCAAACGCCTCCACTAGGTTATAATCGATTGTGCCCTTCATTCTCTTTTTGCCCCCTTGTGTCTGTTAGTGGATCGACTCACAGCACGCAAATTTCTTTGGTTATTGGATCCACCATGTGATAACGCTACCTTATGATCCACTTCGAGGCGATCCCCCCGCTTGAGCCCCAGCTTTCTCCTGGCCGCATTGCGCTGTGCCCGTCGCTTGATCTGCTCGGGCTTGCCGTGGTACTCCCTGTATTCGGCCTCGTAGTCCCTGGCTTTCTCTTTCGCCAGAATGGCCTTCAGAATCGGTATGCGCATGATCATAGTGGTCTACTTCCATGGGGGTACTCGGGTGGCTCCGGTGAAGGTGAGCTTCACGTTCTGGGGCATCTGACCCAAGGCCTGAAATGCGTATGCTAAGGCATCACATTGGTCGTCGTGGGCACCTACAGGGAAGCTCAATAACTCGGATTCGAATTCTGGGGGTAGGCTACGGTTATGATAGATCTGACCTAGCTCGTACCGGGCCTCCAGGGGAGCAAATCTTGATACCTTATCCGATATGGGTTTTACTCCCCGGACGTTTAAAGACGTTTGGGCCGAAAGCTGCTGGATCAGGGCTTTTTGGTAATTGACTTCTTCAATGGCCACGATAGACGGCTTCCATTTGGCCGCCATCTGACTGATAAAAGTAATCTGCTCAGAGAATGATCCGCGGATTCGTTGGACGTCTAGCACGTGCAGTATTCCTTCTCGATCTCTGCCCATAACCGCGCCAGCCGTATAATCGGCTGTCTCTTTTTCAGATATCGCAAGATCTACACCTAGTGATATGTTAAGCTGTGGTTGTGGTGGTGTGCGGTCCTCGTACTTTAGCCAGGCCCGCTGGATCCTTGTGGCCCCCGCGCCAATAAACTGACATTCATATTCTTGTGCGACCCAAGCATTACCGCGCTCTAAGCGTTCTTCCTCGATGAAGGCAGGATCGATCCGGGGGCACTGTTGCCACGGAACTTCGATCTTCTCCCAGCCTTTGCTTTTGGCCCAGGTGTCGAAGAAGAATCCTTGCTCCCCCCGCGGGGTGGACATGAGCACAAGTCTGCCCCTAGAGACTGCCAGCATGGGCCTGACTGCACCATAAAGCTCGTCCGGTATAGCTGCCGCCTCATCTAGTATGAGGAGGGTTACAGCGGATATACCCCTAATCGTCTTCTCTGAACCGGGGAGGGCCAGGACCCTCGAGCCATTGGCGAACCTTACTGAGAGCTTAGTATCGCTGTCCAGCTTGACATTCTTGTCTACCATGTCGAGGAACTCAGCGAATTTCAGCATGAGTTCCTGTGACTGTCGGAGAGACGGCGAGTCTAGGACTATTGTGCTCCGTGGCTTATGGATGGCTTCCCACAGCGCCAGGATTGCGGCGGTGGAGCTTTTGCCAGACTGTCTTGAGCAGTTTAGGCATAGACGAGGGTGAGTGGATCGGAGGAAGTTTGCTTGCCACGGATCAGGTGTGGTGTTCAGATAATAACGAGCGAAGACGACAGGATCTTTGGCGGCTTCCAAACGAAGGACGTCCTCAGCCGCTTTGATCGCTTCTAGTTTCGTTGAGAATTGTGAGGAGTTCTTTGAGTCTTGCATCTGCCTCAGCTTCCGTCAATGATTCTAAAGCCCCTGCTTTCCTGCTTTCGGGATCATCGCCCGCCAGTTCAAGCTCTGCTTTCAGGGCTTTGGCGGCCATATCGGTAGCCTGGTGGTGCCAGTTGATGACCTGGCCAGGAGAGGCTTTGCGTTTGACCGGCTGGCCGTTATCGTTCACAGAACCGTATTCGTCGCCCACCTGCCAGTCCAAATGCTGCCAGGCCCTCATCTTGATCTTGTCTATGAGGTCCAGGCTCTTTATGATCTCGATTTTGGCGGATTCCCGGCGGCTGTCGTGGTTGGCAGCACGTTCCTCCTTGGATTCGGCTACCAGGTCTTTCAGGTCCCAGACGGCAGACTTGTACCTATGGATCGTACGCCACTTCTCAGAGATGCCTAGCCGTTTGGCAATCGCTTTAGGACTCTCCTTTCTCTCAAAGCCCATTTCGATCTGATCTATATAGGCCGCTATCGATTCAAACGCCATGACAATACCTATTGACAATTTGACACTGATTGACAAAATCGGGGTTACAGGGAGATGCCCGAAACCTTTGCCCGAATCCTACCGCTCAGGTCGGGCCTGCCGCCATCTTCGCATCGCATCACGAGATGATCTGCCAGGGACATGACGTACTCCTTACTAGACCACCTTACAGGGCAGTCCAGAAGCTCGATCAGTGCATCTACGCGCCTGTCGAGGTCGAGGGTGTAGCTGGGCATTTGGGCCTCTCAGTTGTAGCCGTCCACCGTTGTGGGCGAAGGCGCATAAGGACCGCAGTCGCAATCCCCATCTTCGTCTCCACAAGAACATCCGGTGTTTGGGTTCATGGACTGCGCCAGGCCATCGAAGTACTCCTTGCGGGCCTGGTCGAAAGCCTGCTTGTAGCCGCTCTCCCAGACCACTTCCATAACGCGACCCATCGGGATAGCTCTGCAAGAATCTTCGCTCATGACGCATTCGATTACAGCCGGGCTGGTGCGGACGGTGCTACATGCAATCGTTGGAACAATGCCGCGAAACAGGAAATTGAGTCTTTCCAGGATCGTCTGCGGGTGCGTGAAAACATAAATCATGATAACCTCAGAAATTGTAGAACGTCGCGCCTTCTTGCGTAGCCAGCTCTTTGCCGGTGCAGGTGTTGTTGTGGGCTACTATGGTGCTCTGGACCGGCACCAGATCGGTCATGCAATAGCAGCCACCAGGGGCATCTATCTGGCAATTGGTGACCTCGACATGAGACCGGCCAATGGCGTGGACAC